CCTCGTCTTTATCTGGCATTGGTTCAATCTGAACTTCTTTGATTTCAACTATATCTGTTTCTTCATTATATTCCATTGGGATTATAACTACTCGGTTTTCTCCGTTAATGCTAATTTTTACTTTCTGCATATAATATAAAAGGAAGCCCTAATTATCAGGGCTTCCTGCGTAAGGTTTAATTAATTTATAAAACAATGACTTGTCCATAATTACTGCTTCACCAACTGAAACAATATTTACTTCTCTTTTTTCTTGTTTTGATCAAATAATAACAAATTCTTTTGGATCTACTGTAGATTCAGACCTAATCTTGAAATAAGATGGGATGGATTGAGTTGATTTTAACTGAATTTTACAAGGTAGTTTATCTGCCTTATCAATTAAATCCACTTTATTATCATCCATTGCTTTAGATTCGCTACGTGAAGTTACAACTTCTATAAATCCAAGTTCTCTTAATTCTTTTGCTATTTTAGTCTCATAAGCATGTCCTTTAGTTCTAGAATAAGATTTGCTTCTCTTACGTTTAGGCTTTTCTATTTCTTCCATATTTGGAAGTTCTATTTCTTGTTTTTTACTCCTTGCCATAATACGATTTTACTTTATTTATTAATTCCAAAGTTTTCTTATAACCGAATGTTTTTCGATAGTCAGAAATATCCTTTGCATCTTCTGGATTTAATTTTAAACATGTGACATCTGGAAATTGTTTCCTTATTTTTCACATAGCAGACATACCTGGACGGTCATTATCGTATAAAACAAATATCTGCTTAAATTTCTTTTTTATCTTTTCGTATTGGCTTTCTGTTAAAAACAAATTTTCAGAACATGGAGCTATTGCCGTAATTCCAAATTCATATAAACACATTACATCTTTTAAAGATTTTGTTATTACAATATAATCTCCTCCTTCTTTTGGAAGCATGTGTGCTCCTTGAATTTGTGTAGATTTTCAATTAGAGATAAACTTATATTTCCTTTGAGATGGAAAATAAATGCGTCATTGTTCTATATTGTCTTTAATGCCACCATAATATCCAAATATTGGTTTATTATCAACATTTTGATAAAATAAATTACCATTCAATCATACAGAATCAATTGGATATACTTTAAACTTTTTTAACGTTCTTGTATTTATTCCGTATCTCAATCATCAATTTAATTCTTTCTGATTAAATTCTCTAGTTTGAACTTGTATGATGGCTGATTTACTTTCTTCAAATTTGATTCCGGAATATTCATATTTTGGTTTATTTTCTTTTAAATCTGGTCTATGAATAATTCCGAAATCATTTGCTATTATTTGAAGAGACATATAATAGGAGACTCCGAATAGTTGTTGGACAAATCCAAAACAATCTAAACATGAACCGTCTCCAAAATCTTTAAGCATTAATCTACCTTTTTTGTTTTTGTAAAAAGCCACAGTTGGTCTTTTATCTGGTCGCAATTTTGAACAGAAAAGACCTTTTTGTACTTTTACACCATAATGCTCAAAGATCTGTTCTTCAGAGACCTTAAAAAGAATCAATTCTTTTGTTATGTTTAGTGGCTCCAGAGTAATCTCCATTATATGTTAATTAGAATGGGAGATCAGAATCTTTATCCTCAGAGATTCCCAATGCATCACTAAGTCCATCGAGCGTACTGTCACTCTGTGCAGCCATATTAGTAGGACGTGTGTTCTGAGCAGCTTCAATTCTACGCTGTTCAGACTGAGAAAGGGTAAGATTATGACCAATAAAACGAGTTGCAATACCAAGAGCACCGGCTTTATTAATACGAGCAGGGAATCCAGGAATTGCATTAAATCCATTAGATTGAGGCACAAATTTAACTTCTACTTCAGTACCAATATATGGATTGGTGAGTTTCATTGCCATTTTAACAACAGTGGCAAAATCACCAGTAATCTTAGTTGTTCCATTGTCAATACCTTCGCCAATACTAGGATCAAGTGCATCAAAAATCTGACGAAGAGCGATCATAAAATGCTCTACAGGAGATGGATTAGGGCCAAACTGGCTCTGTGTACGATTGTTATCACGAGGCTCAAAGAAATTGTGCACATGCTCACCATAACCGTCTACATCAAGCGTAAGACTCATTACTTTATATACAGAACCATCCTTTGGTGAAGTGATGGAATCAAGTGCCAAACCATTAAACTTTGCGTTATGAATACCTGCACTAAGAACTTTTCCACTTTCTTTTGCGCCAGTGGTAGCGCTCATATCAAACATGCTCATAAATTAAATTTATTTTAAATTATTAACATTAAAATGGAAGATCATCTTCCACAGAGGCCATTATGGTCTCAATCTCTTTATCTAATTCTTTTGAATCCAGACCATCAAGATCTTGCTGTTCTTGAGTTAAATCTTCTGGAGTTTCTGTTGTTGGAATTAATTTCCAAATACCTTCTTTATATGGTTCAAGTGTAAACAGTGAACCAAAATCAAGAAGTGTTGTTCTTTTCTCTCCTCTAAAAGATACAGTACCTGATTTTGTAAGTCTATTACCATCCAATCTATCAGTAAAAGCTTCTGCTTTACCTATAACAGGACATGATTTTCCTACACCTTCAGATATATATTGAATAGAAATTCTATCGTCCGCTACAGCATTTAGTTTTTCTAGTGCTGATTTGGATAACTTCAATTTATTATCAAGAACTTCTAATTCAATGTTTTCATCTGAAACAGATACTGTTTTATCTATTGATTGAATTTTGACTTCAGAAATAGTTTTTCTCTCTTCGTCAAAAATAAAAGAAATTTTATACATTATGCTAAACTTGGATAAATTCTTTCTCAATGAGATGTAAATGTTCCATCTTCATTGCGTTCTGCGACAATTATGTCTTTGTTTGCTAAATGTTTAGGTCTAGCACCAGTGAGAACTTCTCCATCTTGACCAAAATTGATACATAAATTGGAATCTTCATCACGATGTACAAATCCAATTGCATCAGATCTAGCAGATAGAATTCTTTTCAGTTTACCAGTTAGATCTAAATCTTTAACTGAACCATCCAACCCTTCATTAAGTGATACATCTTTAACGTGTCCACAAATAATAATATTATCTGCTGCACCAGCAATTAAGTCAACAATAGATTCTACAGCTTGCCGAAGGAAACTGTATCCAGAACCATTTGGTAATCTTGTAACATCAGATACATCAGCATATCTATCTGAATACATTGGAGACCTTCTATACAAGTTAATTGCTATAGGTTTTGCCATCTCTTCAACTGCTGTAATTGTATCTATTGTGATATATTTGTATGGCTTACCTGCGTCTTTAATTGCTTTAATAGTTTCTTTTAAAGTAGATAAATTGTCAATTTTTATCTTAAGTGCATCAACGTATGTTGTTCCGTCTTCAAAATCCAGTATTAGATTGTTGTCAAGTGTACTTAAAATCGTAGTCTTTCCCACTTTAGGCAATCCAAATAATATTAAATACTTAGGATCCTGCGTTTCGGCAGGAACTTTTGTTTTAGGTAATTCAATAGCCATTTAAAAACTAAATATTATAGGCTGTTTTTCTTCAACTTGTTTGGAAGTTGAAGTATCTTCTTTTAACGTTTCTTTTCTTATTTTACAAGGGATATTTTCACTTTCGTTATGAAAACGAGTATAATCCGTGATTTGATCTGGAGAAGGTAGTGACTTAAACCAACCAACAGAACCAGCAAACCAAGTATTAATTACTTGATCTGCTATACCATATCTATTCTTACTAATAATCAGAGATCGGTGCCATCTATTTAAACCTTGATCTCCAAGGATACGATAGCCTCTATATGTAGCAAGCTTTTCTCTAAACGGATAAAATAATTGAATTACAACATCACTAGCATCACCAACTGCTCCAGTTTGTTTTATATCATTTAGAGTTGGTTCACTTAATTCCGCTTTTCTTCTATCCATAGATGAAGCATCACGATTTTGCTGCATAAGCATAAACCAAGACATATTTAGTTTATTTTTTAATGTTACCATATAGGATGCAGCCATATCAATCTCTTGTTTTAATTCTCTTCCTTCAGAAGGAGTCATTAGTAAGCCATGATCAATTACTCCAATTAAACGCTGATTTGGATCATTTGCAACATATCGTTTCTTTCCATTTTCTTCTTCAAATACTCCAAATTTTGCTGCAAATTTAAGAGACTCAGCATATAAAGTGCTACAATTCAACCTACTATCTACAATTGTTAAATGACTTGAAATTTCTTTAATTCATTTCTTTGCAGATTTTAAATGGTCTAAATTTTCATCGGATATTGGATTTTGAAAAGACAAAATATCATCTAATGTCAAATATACTCCGAATTC